TGTTGATATCAGATTCAGTGGTGAGGGAATTTGTTGAGGAGTGTATTAAAGCAGCTCCTGATTATGTATTTGAAGATTGCCCATCAAGTTCCAGTGGTAAATACCACCCAATAGAGGAATTGGGCGCGGATGGGACTATACTTCACACTAAAAAGGTTTTTGCTTTAGCTTATGAATTAAGCAGGGCGTTAGACTGTGAGAAGCACAGAGACGAGATATGTGCAGCCGCTATTTTACATGATTTAGAAAAACAGGGTAAGGAAAAATCTGGGCATACGACTAAGAACCATCCACAACTAATGGCTAGTACAGCAGCTAATGTTTATAGACAAAGCTTTAAGGGCAGACTTAGTAAAGAATCTGCTAATATTATTTGTTCATCGATTTTTTATCACTATGGTCCTTGGACTGACGAGTCTGTTAAAAAACCATTGTCTCAATATTCCCCTGAAGAACTTACAGTTTATTTAGCTGATTATACATGTAGTAAAAGATTTGTGCATGTAGACGCTAGGAGAAAAATTGGAGGCTATGCATAATGTCAGAAATATCTCCAGAGTCAGTAAAAAGAAGATGGGAACCTGAAGGAGGATCACATAGGCACGGAGAGCGTATCCGCAAAGAAAGTAAATTCGCTGATAATTATAAAAATTTACCATTTAAACTTTCTAAGCCCCCGACCCGGAAAAAAAATAATGATTTTGAATGTGAAGAATGTGGAAGATATTTCTTAGCGCCAAAAAATACTATTATGTGCATCTGCCCTAATTGTAAAAAGCTTACTAAGGCGGTGAAGATATGAGTTGGCATACATGGACCATAAATCAGCAAAGATATAAACATATTATTGATTATTTATCTAATATGCCAGAAGTTAAAGATTTTTTATATCCTACTGCATCAAAAGAATACGATACTAAATCTGGTAAAAAGACTAAGGATGTTCCTTTATATAGTAATTATATTTTTATAAACTATGAACATACAAATAGACTACACACTCAACTTTCTGAATATCCATGGATTAAAGATTATTTAGGACAATGTTCTAATAGTGAAATAGAGCAGGTTAAAAAACTTTCTAACAAAGCCTATGAAGACATAATGCCTCTGGAGGAAATAGAGAAGGGCAAACTTTATAAACTCAAAGGCACCCCGTTTAAAGGCATGTCATGTGTTGTTGTGGATGTAGAAGGCGACAAACTAGCTGTCTCAATTGAGTTGTTTGGATCAGATAGAATAATAAAGTGTTCGGTAGATGATATATATTTGGAAGGGTAAATTGAGATGGAGGACAATTTTAAAATAAAAAGAGGCAGAGGCCGGCCTTTAGGATATAAATTAAGTGACCACACTAAAGAGAAAATTAGGCGAAAACGATTAGGAACTCATCATACTGAGGAAACCAAAAATAAAATATCTAAATCTCTTATTGAATATTTTAAAAAGAAAAATTCTTTATCTACCAGCATAGAATATGAGTATAGTGAGATATCTGATGAAGCGGTCGATTGGATATATGAGAATAGAGATGCACTGGATAGAACAGAACATGTAGTTACGGAAAGAAGATTGTTATCTATAAAGCAATTAGAAATATGTTTGGGTTCAGATATCGAGGAGTTATTTGGACATAATACAACCCCAGAATTTTTAATGATGTTGAAGGAGGACGTTCAAAGATTGGGATATGATTTAAAGGAATTACATTCTTTGATATAAATAGTACCATGGCAAGGGGCCAAAGAGGGAGGCCTAAAAACCCGCCTAAATTTAAAGAACTATTAGCCAGATACATACCAGCCAATGATATATTCGAAGAAGATGAAGAGCGAATGTATGAGGGATTGGTAGGCATTTATCTAAAGGATTTCGAAGAAGAGCAGTTGACAGCAAACGATATGGACGATATCATGTCGATAGCTATGAATCGAGTGCTTGAGATACGCCTTTTAAAATCTAGTAAGGGCGATGCTAATATGCAGATAGACGCTTCTGCCGCTATTGAAAAGCTCAGAAAGCAAACGGAAAAACTTAAAGATAACCTCGCCGCTAGAAGAAAGGATCGTATAGATCCTAAAAAATATAGTGGGTTTTCGATAGTTGATTTAGCGGTGGCTTTTGATTTAGATAAAAAGGAAGCCGCTTATGAGAGAGCTGCTAAAATGAGAGCCGAGGAAGAGAAGATTTCTAAATCAGATCTACTTACGGGAAATAGAAATGATGAAGACGCTAGTGTAGTGGAGGAAGAGTAGGTTTACTTTGGTCAGTATAGACATTTATGAAAATTTTGATTTGGTAATGGATCAGGGCACTGAGCTGATAAAATATTATCGGACTGATCCTGTGCTGGCAGCTTATGACTTACTTAAGGTGGATTTAGCTCCAGTCCAGAGGCTAATTTTAAGAGATATGTGGTTTAAGAATTTCACTATTACGGTTATGGGCCGTGGTGGCGGCAAGACGTTTTTATTAGGCGTCAACGCTGCATTACACGCTTTGTTATATCCTGGGTATAGGGTAGGTTTAATAGCGCCTTCTTTCAGACAATCGAAAATGGTCTTTTCGGAAGTAGAAAAGCTTTATCAAAGATCTTCCATATTGAGAGAAGCTTGTGATAAAAGACCTACAAGAGGATCTGACACTTGTTTTTTGAGATTTCGTGGTACTGATAGATCAAACGGAAGTTATATAGAAGCATTGCCTATAGGCGTTGATGGTGCCAAAATTCGTGGGTCACGTTTCTATTTAATTCAAATAGATGAGTTAGCTCAAATGCCCCCGGATATAATAGATCTAGTAGTTAGACCTATGGCCGCTGTATCTTTAGAGCCTATGATGCGGGTTAGAGAAAGAGAACGCCAGGAAGAATTGATTAGGCGGGGGTTTGCTTCAGAAGAGGATTTTATAGACCAAGCAGCTAATAAAATGATAATGACTTCGTCTGGGTTTTTTAAGTTTAATCATATGTGGGATAGAATGAAATCTTATTGGCGGGCTATTAAAGAAGAAGGCGAAAACACTAAATACGCGGTACATCAAGTGCCCTATCAGCTTTTGCCAAAAGGGTTTTTAGACGAGGAAAATATAAAAGAAGCTCGTCGAACAATGTCAAGTTTAGAATTTATGATGGAATATGAAGCTGCCATGGTATCTGATAGCGATGGGTTTTTTAAAGCTTCTATGTTAGAAAATTGTACTATGGGCAGTGGTTTTAGTATATGCCTTACAGGCAAGCCTGGTAAAGAATATGTTTTGGGCATAGATCCTAATCAAGGCGGCGCCGCTGCTTGTGGGTTGATTGTTATAGAAATGGGGTCGCCACATAAGATAGTATATGTAGAAGAACTTAAAAAGAAGACTACTCAAGACATGGTAAAACATATACAGAGTTTAACTGATTCATTTAACATTGTTAGAATATTTATGGATTCTCAAGGTGGTGGTAAACCCATCAGAGATTTATTACAAGAAGGATATAATGGACACGAACCTATACTAGATATGGATGATGAAACCAGTGTAGGTAAATCAGGCAAACGCATTTTGAGACTAGTTAATCCAACAACCACTTGGATTTCTGATGCCAATTTTGATACTTTGGCACTGTTTGAAAATAAAGAGCTTTTATTCCCAGCTTTACCTCTATCTTCCGATCCTATAGCTGAGAAATTATATGAGGAAGTAAGAGTTTTGAAGTCGCAGCTATTAAACATAGTAGTAACACAAACTCCTAGGGGAGCTACGCATTTTGATACTCCCAAGAAAGGCCAAAACAAAGATTTGTATTCAGCTTTGATATTAGCATCCTGGGGGGTTAGAGAATTGTTTAGAGAATCGCAAGAATTTATAAAGGAAGTGCACTCACAAGGATTGGTGCGTCCACATCAGTCTGGCGCAAAATTTACTACTGCTATAGCAGCCAGTGATAAAAACTATTTAAATGGGGCTGTACTAAGTAGACGAAAATAATTGAATAAGGGGTTTTTACATATGGATGCCACAAAATTAGAGCAGATTACTGCCAATCTTAAAGATAAATATCCTAAGGCAGGTATAAAAAAAATAGAAGTGGACGATGCTTCGGGGAAGTCTACCTTTTTTCTTAGACCCACTGAAACTGTACTAGCTAGTTTGCCTAATGGTGAAGGGGTTGCGCCTAGAGTGGCTACTGCTTCTACTATAAGGCGAGATTATATAGATAGGTCCGTTCTTGATCTAGCGGTTAGAAGGCGCCCTTCCGAAGAAGACCCCCATGAGGTATATAAACGTGCCATAAAGTATTATTATGAATTTGATGTTTATGGATCTCATATAGATATTCTAACTAATTTTGCATCTAAAGGATTTGAAAACGACATTGATGATGACAAAATTAAATTATTTTATGATGTTTGGAATTTCGATGTGAATTTCAAACAAGTGCTGGATTGGATATTTTTTGACTTCTTTAGAGTAGGTATGGTAAGAACTTATAAAATTATAGGTAAATATGAGCCGGGGGTAAGCTATCTATCCCCGATTCCTGGAAGACAGAAATCTAGAGGCATATTGAAAGAAATAGGCGAAAGAGCAGATAGAATAAGAAATAGAAAGATTGCCAAACTGGATGATAAAATTAAACAATTAGATGGCAGAAACCCAGATCAAAATATATTGAAACGGGAATTAGCTGCCAAAAAGAAAGTTTGGTCCAAAGGATTTATGCCCGTAGCTTATACTGTGCTTAACCCTTTAAATGTTGAGGTAGAGGGCAGCTTGTTATTTGATAAAACCAAAGTAAGGTTGTCGCCATCTGCAGAACTTAAACAATTGTTAAAAAAATCTCCTTCTGAGCTAACTGATGATGAAAAGCTTGTATTAAAATTACTACCATCCGATTTTAAGACGTCTGCTAAGGAAGGAAAGATAGATCTCGATCCTTTGTTTGTGGGCACTGTTGATTATAGAAAGCAGCCTTATGACAGATACCCTAAACCCCGTGGCATAAAAGCTTTTGAATCGTTAGAGTATAAAAATTCTCTAAGAGAAGCGGATCTAAGCACTTTAGATGGGATAACCAATTACATTCTTAAGATAACCATTGGTAATGATGAATATCCTTGCACAGATCAAACTCAGTTAGAGACGGTAGCTCAGCTTTTTAACACTACTTCTAAATCATTCGATGTAGTATGGAACCACACTCTAGTAATAGAGAAAATAGTATCGCCTGAAATTGAGAGTGTTTTAGGGCAAGATAAATATAAACAAGTTAACGAGGATATAACCGGCGCTATTGCCATGTCTAGGGCATTAATAGACGGCACTACTAATGTTAATGTCGCTGAAGCTGGTCTTATAGTGAAATCGGTTATAGAAGAGATAAATTATGCTAGGCGCCAAGTGAGTAGATGGATATATAATGAATACAGACAAATAGCCGAGGCAATGGGGTTTGACAGATTCCCCAAAATAAGATGGGATAATACTATTTTAAGAGACATTATTCTTTATATGAGTACTATTTCTCAATTGGTGGATAGAAGAATGCTCTCGTATGAGACCGCTCTTGAGCAACTTGGATTTGATTTTCCAAACGAATTTAATAATATGAAAAAAGAATTGCCGGACGTGCTTGATGGTGTTTTGGGTATTCTAGGCAGCCCGTTCCAGCAGAAGGGCGGTTTTGGGGTCCAACCTACGCAGCGTGCCCCAAATAAGACACCGTCATCAGGACGACCGTCGGGCCAATCGCCAAAAACAAAACAACCTAATACAAACCCCAAAGATAAAACCAAGGTGCCTAATCAAGCGCCCAGTCAACAGCCTAACCCCAGTACACAAGCTGCTGATATTAATATAAAAACTATAATACAAAACGCAGCTGAAATTATGACGGATGATCAGTTTAACGAGTTTATCAAAGGGTTTTTATTAGAGTTGAATTCTGATAAATAATAGTGAGGGCACATATTTATCTAACTATTGTATAATAGGGGCATAGTATTTTAATTTTTTGAGGAGGGGAGAGAGTTGTGGAACACACTAATAAACCCATCACGCTTGAAGCGGAAATAGAGCTTTTTGAAGGCACAGATGAGCTCAAACAAGAAATAGCGTCTATAGTGAAATTTCCTGAGAACAAAACTCCTGACGTATTAT